CAGATGTAACTATGAATCTTGCAAGTAACGAGGGATTCGGATTAGGAACTTGTGAATCATTAATGGCTGGAACACCAATCATTGTAAATGTAACAGGTGGAATGCAAGACCAATGTGGTTTTAGAATAAATGATGAATTAATAACTGCCAAAGATTATGGTGAGATTAAATCACTACACGATTGGAAAAAGTGGGAACACAATGAAGAACTAACTTGGGGTGAATGGGCAAAACCAGTTTGGCCAAGAACTCGTTCATTGATGGGTTCAGTTCCAACACCATATATTATGGATGATAGGTGTGATTGGGAAGATGCAGCAGATAAACTCAAAGAGTGGTTTGAGATGGGTAAAGATGAAAGAACCAAATGTGGACTCAAAGGACATGAGTTTGTAACAAGTGATGATTCAAACATGAGTGCTAGAGCAATGTGTGGTTTATTCATAGACCATATGGAAACTGCATTTGAAAAATGGACACCAAGAAAAAAGATTAATGTTTATAAAGCGTGAGGAATAAATGAGTAAACCATTAGTATTAGTAACAGCACCAGTTAAAACTCGTAGTGGATATGGAAACCACTCAAGGGATATTTGTACTGCATTGATTGATAGTGATAAATACGATGTATTAATTAACAATTGTAGATGGGGGAACACACCTTTAACTGCATTAGAAAAGGGAAATCCACATCATGATAAGATTGCACAGAAGTTACTAACAAATCCACAATTACCAAAACAACCAGATTTACATATTCATATCGTAATACCAAACGAGTTTCAACCAGTAGGTAAGAAAAATATTGGTATTACTGCAGGTATAGAAACCACGATACCAGTACCAAATTGGTTAGATGGTGCTAATAAAATGGATAAAGTAATCTTCACATCAAATTTTACAAAAGAGTGTTTTACAAATGCAGAATTTGAAGACCCGAAAACAAAGAGAGTAGTGAAATTCAATAAACCAGGTGAGGTATTGTTTGAGGGGTTTGATACAGATGTTTATAAAGAAACAAAACAAATCTCTAAAGAAGTTGAAGAATTATTTAATAGTATTGATTCAAATTGGAACTTTTTATTTGTTGGTCATTGGTTGAATGGTAGATTGGGTGAAGATAGAAAAGATACAGGTATGATGGTTAAAGTGTTTTTAGAAACATTTAAAAACCAAAAGAATCCACCAGGTTTAATTTTAAAAACAAGTGGTGCTGATTTTAGTATCTTGGATAGAGAGGATATACTTAATAAGATTTCTGATATCAAGAAGAGTGTGAATGGTGTGTTACCACCTATTTATTTAATACATGGTGATTTTACAGATTCACAAATGAATGAGTTGTATAATCATTCTAAAGTGAAAGCACATTTAACCTTTACACATGGTGAGGGATTTGGAAGACCATTGTTAGAAGCAACTCAAAGTGGTAAACCAGTTATTGCACCAGATTGGAGTGGACAGGTAGATTTCTTAGATAAGAATTATGCTGTATTATTACCAGGTGGATTAACACAAGTACCAAAAGGTGCACTTGCAGAACAAGTATTTTTTGATTCACCAGAAAATAAATGGTTCACAGTCAATTATAATGTTGCATCACAAGTGATGAAAGATGTATTTAAAAACTATACTAAGTATGTAGTAAAGGGTAAACAATTACAGGTGTTAACATCTAAAAAGTTCACTCTAAAAAATATGCAAGAACTCTTGATACAACAAGTAGATGATGTACTGAAAGATGTACCACAAGAAGTTAAACTTAAATTACCAAAACTGAAAAAGGTGTAATATGGCAGAAGTAAAGATAACTTGTCCTAATTGTTTTAATGGTGAAAAATGTTTTGAGGATACTCAAGAACAAGATGGTAAATCATTTAGTTCTTATATGTGTTTCAATTGTGGATTCACAAGTAACTCAGCATACAAATGGGATACACCAGAGTTAAAACAAGCACAAGTTGGTGCAACTCAATTAATGAATGATGTAGCATTATATGATGAGGAAAGAGAGATAATGTGGTTTCCATCAGTACTGAACATGGGTAAGTTTGGAGTTGTTTATCCAGAGGGAAGTAAAAACAATTGGGTTTATAAATTAGCAGAAGTTAGAACATTAACAGATTTAGAAAAGAAAGACCCTAAGTATGAAGGTCATGATAGTATATTAGATGTAGAGAATGCTAAAACATACGGACAATATGAGTTTTTAGATGCGTGTAAAGAAATGGGAATCATTAAGGAACTTGATTAATGGCACTAAGAAATACCGCATGGCATCAAGTTGAACCAGGTCAGATAGTATCTTTCCTATACAAAGGACAGGATTCTAATCGTGCAGTTAAGAGAACCATATTAGTTATAAATCCTAATCTAAGATACAGAAAGAAATCCACTAAAAGAATTAAGAGTTTTGTAGTTGGGTTACAATTAGATACTGCAATCACACCACCAATAACAGAATCAAAACTTGAGAATTTATTTGGAAAGATAGGTGGATTAGAAATAGAAGAGGGTGCAATATCAGCAGATTTAAAAGATAGAATGACACCTGCAGATACTACAAGGTTATATAGAAAGTTAAAAGATTTAGTGGGTAAGTATAAAAACTATCGTACATTCAGTAGAAGATTATGTTTAAAACGAAGAGTATATCTTGAAATGGATTACAGAAGAATACCTAAAGATACATTAGAACAATTTGGTACTGAGATGTCAAAGAAGTTCACTGCAGCATTTGAGGCTGAAGATGAAGATTAGTTATGGTATTACTGTCCACAAAGAACACGAAGAATTAAATCAGTTATTAGAGTTATTAATTAACGAAACTGATACCGAAGATGAAATCATTATTGTTCAAGATGGTGATGATAAAAAAGTAGAGGAAGTTATATCCAAATGGATGAATGAAACCTTAGATTGGAAAGGTATCTACTGGCACACACATGAACTCAATGGTGATTTTGCTAAACATAAAAATTTTGTAATTGAACAATGTGATGGGGATTATATATTCCATATTGATGCTGATGAGTATCCAAATTCAATATTATTAAAACAAGTAAAGGATATTCTAAAAATAAATCAAGTTGATTTGATTTGGGTTCCAAGAGTAAATACTGTCGATGGTATTACGGAAGAACATATACGACAATGGGGTTGGAAAGTAACCGAACAAGGTTGGGTTAATTATCCAGATTATCAAAGTAGAATATTTAAAAATCATGAAAGTATTCGATGGGCAAGACCAGTACACGAACAGATACAAGGTTGTAAAACATACGCACATTTACCACCACATGAGGAGTTGAGTTTATTTCATCCTAAAACAATACAAAAACAAGAACAACAAAACGAGTTATATTCACAAATATTCTATGATAAAAGTAAAAATCCACAATCCTAAAGAAGATAGAAATGAACCTACTTTTAGAGTGATGTTGGCAATGCAACCTTACTTTAGAGAGGTTGGTATAGATTTTACAACATCAAATGATTATGATTTTTTGTTTATTGGAATGAATGATTTCATGAACAAGAAATGGTCATTGGAAGAAAGTGTAGAATGGGGTAGTGAAAATGTAGAAAGACTTGGTGAGAATGGTGATTACTTTTTATTTGATGGTTCAGATTCTACATCTATAATGGGTGGTGTTGAGGTTATGCGTAACACTAATCCTATATACTACTTAAAAAACCAATTCTTAGATTTTGATTTATACAAAAAACCATATAGTTTTGGTAGATGGTTTTGGGGTGAGGGTGATAATAATTTTAGTTATGATTTAACAGAAGAAGATAGAAGTAAGATGAAGTTAAGTGGATGGAATCTTGGACATTTACAAGGACATCTATTTGAGAAGAGTATTCCAAGAGTTAGTTCCAAACCGATTGATGTGTGTGCAATCTTTCAGGCAAAACACCGAAAGAATTATGAACATACATTTAGAAATGATATTCCCTACACGAATCACAGAAAAGGTGTTTGGAACACTCTTGATAAAAAATTTAATTCAATAACTGAACAATTACCTTATCAAGATTATATAAAGAAACTTCGTGAATCAAAGGTTGCAATATCACCTTTTGGTATGGGAGAAGTTTGTTTTAGAGATTTTGAAGTTATGGCATTAGGAAGTATTTTGATAAAACCAGATATGAAAATAGTAAACACAAAACCAAATATTTACATTGAGGGTGAAACTTATTATGGTGTTAAATATGATTGGTCTAATTTAAATGAAGTAATAGAAAGTGTTTTAAATAAGAATGTAAATGTAGTGGATAAGTATCGTGAAATGTATGATGCTAAACATATTGTTCTACATTATTATGATTTAATAAAAAACTTAAGTGGAGTTGAAACAGAATGAAAATATTAATTACAGGTGTGTTAGGAGTGGTTGGTTCTAAATTGGAAGAGGTTCTAATACAAAGAGGACATAAAGTATTTGGTGTAGATTTAATGCACCAACCAAGAAAGTATGGACATGGGTTGGGTAAGGTAGAAGATGATAATTATTTCAGATGTGATATTGGTGATTACAGACAAATAGAAACTGTCATACGATATGTGAAACCAGATTTAGTTTACAATTGTGCTGCAGAGTTTGGTAGGTGGAATGGAGAACACTTCTATGAAAAGGTTTGGAAAACAAATGCAGTGGGTACGAAGAATATCATAAGGTTACAAGAGGAACTTGGATTCAAGTTGGTTCATACTTCTACTTCTGAGGTGTATGGTGATTACCAAGATGTTATGTATGAAGATGTAGTAGAGGATGTTGCAATACATCAAATGAATGATTATGCAATGTCTAAAAGAGTAAACGAGATGCAAATCAAAAACTCACAAACACAATTCAATACACAAAGTGTTATTGTTAGAATATTCAACACCTACGGAGATGGTGAGTGGTATCATCCATTTAGAAGTGTTAATTGTACATTCACATATAAGTTACTACATGGGTTACCAATCGTAGTTCATAGAGGACACACAAGAACAAGTACATATGTTTATGATTGTGTAAACACTCTTGCAAACATTAGTGATAATTTTATCAATGGTGAAGTATATAATATTGCAAGTAACACCTTACACACGATAGAAGATTTGGCGGAGTTGATTCTAAAACACACAGGTGCAGATAAAGATTTAGTAACCTATGCTGATAGTGAAATACTAACCACTAAAGATAAGAAAGTAAATGTGGATAAGGCAATAAGAGATTTAAATCATAGTAATTCTATTGATTTAGATGAGGGTGTAAGAAGAACCATAAAATGGATGAAAGAATATTATGGGTAATTTTTGGAAAGATATTTGGGATAGTAAAGGTAGAAGTCTTAGTAAAGATTTACTATGGTTGTGTGGTAGAGAACATCTAAATATAAAATGGGATAGTAAAAGAGAATCTGGTGTGATACGAGATTTACTTAAATTACAATCTACAGATAAAATATTAGAAGTTGGTTGTGGTGCAGGGTATATATCAAGAGAGTTCAAAGAATTTGATTTCAAGGGTGTAGATTATTCTGAACCATTGATTAATAAACACAAGGAGTTATTTCCATCACATGATGTACAAACATCAGAATCTGCAAACTTACCATTCGAGGATAAACAATTTGATGTATTGTATTGTTCTGGTACATTTCAGTATTTACCGAATGAAGAGTATTGTAGAAAATCAATTGAAGAGTTTGTTAGAGTAACCAAGAGAGCAATATTGATTTTAGATATCAAAGTAGAACCTACTAATCCTAATCATTATTGTTTACCAAAAGAATCTTTTGAGGAGTATGGATTTAAGATTTACGATGGAACTTATGAAGAGTTACATCCTAATTATAACGCGTTATTGGAGTTGAAATGATTTGGAATGAGATAGTTTGTTTAGGGGATTCATTAACATTTGGTGCAAGAGACCCGTATAAAAGGTGTTTTCCTGCAGAGTTAGGTAAGATGTTATCGAAAGAGACTGGTGAATTTTATTACTGCCATAATTTTGGAATTAATGGTGAAACAAGTTCTGATTTACAAAAGAGAGCATGGAGTAATATTAGTTCAAGAAGTAATGCCAAAATATTATTATTGTTAATTGGTACAAATGATACACAAATAAAAACACCACCACATATATATGAAGATAATATCAGACAAATTGTAAATGTTGCAAGGGTTCATGGTATGTATGTTATAGTTGGAACACTACCACCATTGGGATTTACACCATTGTATTTATCAACAGAATATATTGATAAGTACAACAGAGTTTTATTTAAGTTAGGTAAAGAGATGGGGTTTGATATTTGTGATTTAGACGATTTACCTACAGAATTTTTAGTTGATGGGTGTCATTTTACACACGATGGAAATTTAGAGGTTGCAATGAGATTTTGTGAAGCTATTTATAAAGCAAAGAGATGAAAAAAATAATTCATATCATAGGTGCCAGACCAAACTTTATAAAAGCAGCACCACTAATAAAACAATTAAATACATACGATGTAATTAATTTAGTTTTACATACTGGTCAACACTATGATAAGAATATGTCAGATGTATTCTTTGAGGATTTAGAAATACCAAAACCAAATTTCATGTTGAGTACAGGTGGTGGTTCACATACAAAACAAACTGCAAAGATGATGATAGATATAGAAGAGGTATTTGTAAAAGAAAAACCAAACATGGTTATTGTTTATGGTGATGTAAATAGTTGTATTGCTGCAACACTTGTGGCATCAAAGTTACATTTGGATTATGATATAGATAAAATAGAGATTGTTCATGTGGAATCTGGTTTGAGAAGTAATGATAGAACAATGCCAGAAGAGTTAAACAGATTAGTTACAGATGATTTAGCAGACCATTTGTTTGTAACTTGTGAAGATGTTTATGATGAATTAAAAAGAATAGGTAGAGAGAACATTTATTTTACAGGCAATACTATGATTGATTCATTGGTTCAATTACAACACAAGTTTGATGAATCAACGATATTAGATGATTTAGGATTAGATGAATATTGTTTGATAACATTACATAGACCATACAATGTAGATACTAAAGATAGATTGAAAAGATTGATGGATACCATCATAGAGTTAAATAAAAAAACAAAGGTTGTGTTTCCAATACATCCAAGAACAAGAAATAAATTACAGCAATTTGGTCTTTTAGAAGAAATAGAACAATTGGATATATTAATAGAACCACAAGGTTACATTGATTTTATGTGTTTACAAAAGAACGCTAAGTTTATTGTTACTGATAGTGGCGGTATCCAAGAGGAATCTTCATTTTTTAATGTTCCTTGTTTAACTGCACGAGATAATACAGAAAGACCAATAACGATAACACAAGGAACTAATAGATTGATAGGAACAAACTACGAAAACATTTTACATGAAGTAGATAATATTAATTATGATAAAAAATCTACGATTAAAAATTGGGATGGTATTGCTGCAATTAGAGGAAGTAAGATAATATGGGATATAATAGAAACTTCGTTGTAATGTTCAACACGATGAACTATTATCCAATGTTCAAAGGTTGTCAGTATAAGTATTCAAAAGCAAATCATAGAAATGTGATGGTTTTGAATGTGGATATAAACTCTACAGAAGAGAATAAAAAGATAGGTATGGAAACTTGTGATGAGTTAGATATACATTTTGTAAATCCAAACGAAAGTTATGTTGGTAATCAGTTTGGTGTGAAAGCAGTTGATGAATATTTAACACGAAATAATATTGATTCAGATTGGATTTTATATTTTGAACATGATGTGATTCCAATGGAATCTGATTTTTGGGATAAATTAGATAAGAGTTTAGAAAAAATAGATACGGATAAAGTTTCTATGTTTAGTCCTAATTCTATTATGGATTATGGAGTTGCACAGAAAACAATAGGTAGTGATAATATTCTTGAGAGAAGAAAAAACAAAACAAGAACTGCAAGAGGTAATTTGTTGACTGGTATTTTAGAGAATCCACAATATGGTTGGTATAGTCAATTACCAGATGAATGGTATGAGAAAGAACACTTCTTTGTTGAATCACCTTATTGGACTTGTGTTGGTTTTAATAGAAAACTATTTAGAGAACACATTGAAATTGATTCCAAATTTTTATTTGAGTTATGGCCTGATGATATTGCACATCAGTTTTTAAAGAAAGGGTTTTACAATATATCATTTACAGATTTAATGGTTTGTCATGACCATTATTTTAAGAAAGATGTAAAAGTAACCACGATAAATAGAAACCAACCAGATTCAGGTGATTATTGTCAAGAACAGATGAGATTTTGGGGTAAACATGGTTGGAGATGGGGTAAAAGAAATACCAATCTAAGAAAACAATTTAAGAATGCAGTTAAGGGATATCCAAGTGGTAACCTACAAGAAGTTTTATTTAACATGAGAGTATCAGAGGGTCCAAAAAATTATGAAGATTTATGTTGATATAGATAATACTATTTGTTCACAAGTAGTGGGTGATTATGGTAAGGCAGAACCATGGCACGATAACATTGCAAAGATTAATAAGTTATATGATGAGGGTAATGAAATTATTTATTACACTGCAAGAGGAACAGTCAGTAAAATAAATTGGTATGATATAACAAAAGACCAGTTAGATAGTTGGGGTTGTAAGTATCATGATTTAAGTGTTGGTGAGAAACCACATTATGATTTACTGATTTGTGATAAAACTAAGAGGATAGAAGAAATATGAGTGTAAAGGTAATCGCAGAGATTGGTATCAATCACAATGGTGATATGAATCTTTGTAAAAAACTAATTGATGTTGCACATATGGCAGGATGTGATTATGTAAAGTTTCAAAAGAGAACACCTGCACTTTGTGTACCAGAACACCAAAAGGGTGTGATGAGAGATACGCCTTGGGGTAGAATGACATACCTTGATTACAAATACAGAGTTGAGTTTGAAAAGGATGAGTACGATGAGATAGATAGGTATTGTAAAGAAAAGGGTATTAAATGGTTTGCAAGTGTTTGGGATAAACCATCAGTAGATTTTATGAAACAATATACAGATATCACTAAGATTCCATCTGCGTTAATTACTGATTTAGATTTATGTGAGTATGCAAGAAAACACAACAATAAAGTGATAATCTCTACAGGTATGAGTACGGAACAAGAGATAGAATCGTGTGTTTTTAAAACAAAACCAGAAGTTATCATGCATACAAACTCTACTTATCCTGCACCAATAGATGAGTTGAATCTAAATTATATTTCACATCTACAACAGAAATATCCAAATTCAGAGATAGGATATAGTGGACATGAGTTTGGATTAGTAACTACCTTTGCATCAGTTGCCTTGGGCGTAACATGGGTAGAGAGACACATTACAATGGATAGAGCAATGTGGGGTTCAGACCATGTAGCATCAGTAGAACCAATAGGTGTTTGGAAGTTGGTTAAGGGTATTAGAGATGTGGAGAACGCATTAGGTAGTAAAGGTGAACGAGTATTACTTGATGGTGAACTATCGAAAAGGGAGAGTTTAAGAGGGTGAAGATTGTATCACTAATACCTGCGAGGGGTGGTAGTAAAGAAATACCAAACAAAAACATTATAAATGTAAATGGTAAACCACTTTTATCATATTCGATTGATGCATCACTAAATAGTAAGGTTGATGAAACCTGGGTTTCTTCTGATTCGAAAGAGATTGGTAAGGTTGCAGAAAAATATGGTGCAAGATTTATTACAAGAGATAAAGAATTAGCAAATGATATTATAATGCCTGATGCAACATTAGTTGATTTCAAGTATCGTGTGGATTTTGATATAATGGTTTTTATTCAACCAACATCACCAATGATTAAATCAGAGTATATTAATCAAGGTATAGATAAGTTGTTATCAGAGAATCTACACTCAGTATTTAGTGTTACTAAAGAACATTGGTTACCAAGATGGAATGAGAGAGTAGAACCAATAGAATGGGAAATAGATAAAAGACCTCGTAGACAAGATAAAGAAGCAAGTTATATTGAGAATGGTATGTTTTACATAACACGCAAAAACATTTTAACACAAAATAAGTTAAGATATGGTGGTAAGATGGGATTTATAGAAATACCATTGTATGATAGTTTTCAAGTTGATAGCCAAGAGGATTTAGAACTGATTAGGAAAATAATATGATAATATGTGAGATAGGTTTAAATCACAAAGGAGTAGAACCATTTGCAAAACAGATGACAGAACAATTACTAAAAACTAATTGTGATGGTATAACCTTTCAAGAAAGAGAAGATAGTTTTTACAAAGGTGGATGGGAACATTATAGATTATCAGATAGTTTTTACGATGAAGTGGTTAATAATGATAATGATAAAATATTTGGTGTTGCACTGGCAAATCATGATAGGATTAATGATTGGGTTGAATTTGGTATAAACTTTTTTAAGGTTTTGGGTTGGGATTTAACTAATTATAGCTATATAGATAAACTTATTGATACTGGTTTAGGAGTTCATGTATCTACAGGTCTTGCAAAAGATGAAGATATAAAAAATCTAAGTAAACGATATGGTTATAGTGATTCAATTAGATTAATACACACGCAGTTATCACAAGAAGTAAGGGATTGTAATTTAAGTGCAATTAAAGAAATGAGTAAACAAGGTTTCAAAGTTGGTTATGGAAATCATTGTAGTAATTTAAACACTATCTATACAAGTGTTGCTTACAAACCTTGTGATTATTTCTTT